GTCTAGTGGGAATCGTGCGGCAGGTGCAAAGGTGGGGGCATTAGACACTAGCTTTGATGTTCCCAGAATTGTTCTAAAGCTAGATAATGCTAAGTATCATTTAGCTAGAGTTATCTGGTGTATGCACCACGGAGATATTGAGAAGGGTATGGTTATAGACCATATTAACGGAGATCCGTTAGACAACAGGTTGTCGAACCTTCGGCTAACAACCCCGTCTGGAAACGCTAGGAACAGAAGAATATCTTCAACCAACACAAGCGGTGCGACAGGTGTCCAGAGAAGTACGAAGGGTAAACCTTGGAGAGCTCAAATATGGAAAGACGGAACGTTCTGCCACTTGGGCGTGTACAACACAAAGAAGGAAGCGGTCGCGGCTAGGACTGGTGCTGAAAAAGCTCTGGGTTATTTAACTCACAAGCGGGCTTCTATTCGGGGAACTGGCAAGTCTCGCCCTGACAGCAGTCATCGATAACCTGACTGCACTCGAAGCACTGCTCGTGCCCGTGAACATAGACGGTGCGAAGCCTATTACCACAGCGTGGGCAGCGGCGGCGGTCATCTTTGCCTGATTCTGTCTTTTGTGTCATGTTATCCCCCAACCTGATCGACCTCGAGGTATATTGGTACGCTCATCTATGCTGAGGTCCACGAAAATCGATGTTTTTATCTAATTATTTCAGTTACTTGTACTGGGGAAAATAAACGCTTTATTTCCCTAGTTGTCTTTTGCTAGGTCACGGATACGCTTGACCAAACGCTTGGCCCGGTTCGGAACCTGATCATGCCACCTCGAATCGACCATCTCGTCCGCAGCGCGGTGCCAATCCCGGTCATCGATCCCCGCTTTCATGCCCTTGAACTTGGACAGACGCGGCCTTCCCATATTAAACATCATGTTTGCTATGACTAGCTGCGCTTCTTCTGGCAGGTCATTGAAGTCATCGTATAAAACCTGACAGTCTTCGATCGTCACAGCTATGTCGAGGTTAAACCGCTTACGGACACGCTCCTCTGATACGGGTGTACCCACTGGCTGACCATACTCTGGATCGTGCTCTTTGATAAGCGCTCCGATTCCAAAAGTTGGCAGTCCTAAATGATCCAAATATATCTCATACTTGCAGCCTTCATCTTCTGCAAGCTCTTCTCTTAATCTGTCTTTGTTCATCCTTGACCTCGTCTAGCCGCAATTAACTGATCGGCTGAGTTTGGTAATACTGCGGCGCGAAGCGCTGTCGCATTAGAAGTTGGTGCGGGAGCCGCCGAAGGGGCTGGGCGGACTCCCGCTTGCGCTGCCACAGGAGGAGGTGTGGTAGCAGCAACTGGTTGCGGCGCTGTGTTTGCGCCCAACAAAGATTCGAGGTCTGGGGTCGTGTTTGCGCCCAACAAAGCTCCGAGGTCTGGGGTCGTGTTTTCTTGGACCTGTGGCTCTGGAACAGGTGCACCAAGCCGCCGTTGTCTGAACTCCCTACGGATAGCATTTAACTCAGATATTGGCAATTTGTTTCCATTTTGACGGACACGTTTTTTAATCTCGGAGCTAGGCGTGAATGGGTCAAACTTGCCGCGCATCAGGTCGTTAGCGTTTGCGACCTTGTTATTTCTTAATGCTCTTCTGATTTCTGAATCAGTCATACCAGACTTACGCATGTTTTCAATTGTACGATACATTTGGTTTGCTATACGAAACTGTGCTTCGTTAGCATCTATATACGTTTGAACCGCGTTTTCCGGATCCAACGCACCTCGAGTTGATACAGCCGAGTTAAATATTTGAGCGGCACTTTGCAAAGAGCGCCCGTACTCGAAGCCCTTATACCTGAGAACATTATCGGCTTTAACTTCGGTTTCTGTAACCCCACTAAATACACGAAAAATTTCTTGTGCAATTTTTCTTTCGTTGCCTGCCGGATCAACAGTGTTTTCGCTAAAGGCCCTTGCCAATCTACCAAGCTCAAGGCCCGGAGCCTGTGTTTCTTTTTTCTGTGCTTTGACATCAACAAAAAGTTTTGCGCCGCCGGGGACAAAAGCCCCTGCGATATGCGTCACGCTTTTGAAAACTTTATCTCCGGGCGTTTCAACTCCGGGGTCATCTCGATAAACTTTTGCACCCGACTGAGTCACCCCACCACGCTTGGTAACGTCTAGAATTCTTTCTGTTAGAATTGATTCTCCAGCAAATGGCTCAAACATTTCCGCTACTGCTCCCATTACTGCATCGGTAGCAATCTTTCCAGTGTCTGAACCCATATCCTCGCCTTTGCTTACTGCATTTAGAATAGCTCTAGCTGGCTTCGACAAATATGCATACGGGTTTGTGTAGCTGTAGTTTGTGTACCCTGTGATTATTGTTTCACCTTTAGCGTTCTTCTTTGTGCTAGTTGGGAGTAGTATAGAATTTACTTCCCAAGGCGCACCGTTTTCGCGGATGGCATCTATTTGTTCTTGTGTCGTACCTGTTAAATCCAACGCCATCTTCTGCATAGCTGTAGGCACAACCATTGTTGTGGTTGTGAAACCCATTAATCGACGCATACCAATTTCACGGATCTTAGGATTCGTGCTGGCAACCTCGTCCAGTGCCTGCTTTAATGTGTTAGCGCTGGTGCGAAGAATTTCTGCTGGAAACGCAATAAAGTTACCAACAGGCAGCTTACGCAGCCCCTTAATAAACTCTGGCACACGCTCATAATTTGGTACGGTGTTCTTTACAACATCTGCTGCGTACTGATCTAAGGCTTGAGCAGCAGCCCTGCTTGACGGAATGCCGTCAGCAGTAGCTCTTTGCATTAAAGAGACAAATTTTTCATCTCCGAGAACAGCCCTAGCCGCTACGTTTGCGTTGCCGCCAAAAGCAGACAGCAACTTGTTGCGCTCAAACTCAAAGTTATACACTTTCCAAACATCATCACCACCTTGGTATAGGTCACGCATAAATTTGTTGGTACTGCTGAGAAACATCCCAGCCTTTCCCCGTTTAAATTTATCACTTAACTTACCGCTGCTAGGAATGCCGAGCGAATCTTCGGTTGCTCCTCTTGTACTGCCATAGCCCATAGAAATTAGATTATCGATTTCCTTTAGCTGAGACTGTGTTCCAACCACACCCATTCGTTGAAGGTTTCTGAAGTAACTTTCTTTATCGGGGCGTTTTACTATGTCTTTCCAAACAACACCTATTGAATCAAAAAGATTTGCTCCCGCGCCTACGTTGCCTTGAGACAAGGCAAACAAACTTGATGATGTAAAGTTTCTAATCTGGGTAATAGGAGACAATACGGTGGCTCCGTACTGTGTAATACCCTTACCCCGCAGGAACATAGAGTAGCTAGCTTTCATCACTTGGGCAAAGTCTCCCGTATTGCCCTTGGTCTGCATTGTCAAATCTTTGTACACATTATTTCGTGCGTAGACCTGATCCTTTAAGGAGCCAAAACCTTCTCCTAGTTGCTCGTATTGTTCTTGAACAGCGCGAGGTAGGCGCTTAAAAGACTCTTGAGAAATAAACATACCTGATGCGTCATCGACCAGATTTTGACCGATGTATTTATAAAATTTATCTGTTGCAACGAACTCAGCCATATCTGCAACAGTTGTTGTTAGGGCTTCTATAGGATCTTTCACCTCACCCATAAGGCGGCGTAGCATTTCATTGTTTGCTTGCCTGCTTTTAAATAAACCAGTACGGAGTCGGTTTGCTGCAACTGTCTGAGCGTTTTTTATCCCCGGTGTTTTTAGTGTCCGCCCGCTATACTGACTAACAAAATCATCAGTTAGCCGCTCGGCAGCTTCCCGTGTTAAGACTTGCCTACCACCTTCTGTAAGAACATCGACACCTTCTTCTAGCCCCGAGCCACCTACGCGAATTTCTTCAGCTATGTTTTTCGCCGCATTTGGGTTGTTCATAAAATAGTCTACGGTGTCTAATCGGTTCTGCTTAAAAGCGTCTGAACCAATATAGCTTTTGTCCTCAAAAATTTTGTATCTGCGGCGTAGATAAGAGCCAATATTTTCTGCAATTACCTCGGCGCTTTCTGCCTCTGCACCCACAGCATTTTTTAAATAATCAGAACTTTGAATTTGTTTAGACAGGCGATCTACATGAACCCGTGCCTTACGCGCAGCGCTCTGCATTTGTGGAGGTAAAAGTTTTAACGGAGCAACGCCAGCCGCCGCTGCACGTTCCATAAATATTTCATCTTTTGTCAGGTAGCTGTGGAACTCATTTAAAACTTCTTGTCTTGTTAGCGGCGAAGCGCCATCAAGTCCCGCTTCGGCTTCTTTAAGCGCAGCATTTATGCCACCTTCAACTTCAAGAATTGTTCTTGATACTTGACCAAGTTCCGCATCCACCTCTCCGCGAATACGGCTTCGTGCTTCAGCCGCCTCCTGAGTCAAGTTTCCACGAAAACGAAATGAGGCGAGAAAGCCATCGAGCATTGGGTGCTCTTCAGCTAACTTGCTTACCTTGCTGCTTATTGCTGTCCCCGCCTGTAAAATTCCACGAGAGACGGGAGCAGCGATTCCAGATGGAGCGATGCCCGGGATAGGGACAGCACCTGCTTTTGCCAAACCCTTACCAGTGTAGCCCAAAGCTTTTAAAATTGGATCAACCGCCGCTGTCGCGCCCATAGCTTCAAGGCCGATCTTCATTTTGTTGACGATCTTAGCAGCAGCAGCCTCTCTGCCCTCAAGACCAACTGTGTCTGTGGTTTGTGTAACGCCGCCACCAAAAAAATCACCAAGCGTTGTTGTACCATCAGTTGCAACAACCGCATCTGTGACGCCAGCAGCGCCAATCTGTGACGCTTTTTGAGCTACTTTGGACATGTTTTTTACACGCCCAAGTCTACTAACAGCACCAGCGGCACCCAGACCGGGGATAACAAACTGTGTTACGATTTCAGCTATTTCTCCGGCAGCACCTTCGGGGTCAATACCACCTAGCTCCCGAACTGTGTTTGCAAAATCTGTTACATCCTGTGCGTAGTTTGTGTCAAACGCTAGGTCAATGGCAGACGCCCCGAGTTCCGCGATCCCTTGTGGGATGGCGATTAAACCAGAAGCTATGCCCTCGGCTACCTCTTGTGTTGTTGATTCTTGCTCAACATCCCCAGACCCTGCCGCGGAAAAGGGCTTGCTAGGATCAAAGCCAGCGCTTTCCTCTACAACCGTGGTTGTAGGTTGGGCGTCCTGTTCCGTTTCTACC